CTCGACGTCGTCGACGGTCGTCAGCGAGTACTTACGGACATCCGAAGCGCCACCGTTGAAGTCACGGTTGAGGTTCTTGTCCGAACGAGCGAGCAAGTACCACTGAGCGGTCGGGAGGATGGCGCGCACCGGGTGCGAGTTCACCGGGACCTTCTTGCCGTCCATCGTCTCTTTCGCTTGGCTGATGCCGTCGAAGAGCGTGGTGGCGGTCGTGGCGAACGCGGCGTTGGTGAGAGCCGAGCCACCGCTGTCACCGACGAAGAGCGCGCCCTGACGGCTCGACTTCACGATGGTGCGGGCGGCGTTGGCGTCGTAGTGCTCAGCGAGCGCACGACCCATAGCTTCCGTGTACGGAGAGCGGACGTCGAGGTCGAACAGTGCCTCGTCAACATCGGACACGAAGACCGAGCTGATGAGCTTGTCGTCCGGGGCGACCGTCACGTCCTGCGACGCGATGGAGCCGCCGGTGATCTCGACACCGGGGGTGTGGTACTGGACGTCAGCGTTCCAGAAGGCCGCGAATTTCGCGTCCTTGGCGCCCTTGAGGCTCTGAGAGAGGATCGTATCGGCGACCTTCAGCTCAGCCGCATAGGCGGTGAGCACTTCCGAGCCACGAGTGCTGAGGAAGAGCTCAAGAGCGTCCGTGCCGCCTTCGCGGAGACCCGGACGTGAGGGATTGGAGTTCACTTATATTCTTTCGATGAGGTGTGGACTTCTGTCGGTCCGCTTCCTCAAGGCCCGTGCTGGTCGCGGGATCGGCCCCTCAGGGCTCGTCGCGGGCGTTCGGGTTGTCTTTTGGTCGTCGGTAAGGTGCCCGTCGTTGCAACAGTGACGGGACCGAGGCTGCTAATTCTCCGGCGGTGCGCAGCCGGCGGAGGGTTCGGAGCCGACGCTGCGCAGCGCGGCCCCGGAAGGGGTTAGTTCTTAAGCGTGCCCGCCTTGATGGAGCGGTTCATCTTCTCGATGACTGCCTTGCGAGCGACGCGATCTCGGGCGTTATCCGCCTTCGAGAGGTCCTGTTGGAACTGCTCACGGTCCGTGTAGACGTCACCGCGGTTGGTTCCGGAGTTCACATTCTGGAGCCGGCCTTCGCCTGGGTTCGCTGCGCGGAACGACGACATGAGGCCAACGACCGCTTGGCCGATGGTGTCGACGTCGCCCGACTGCGCGTTGAAGGCGAGGATTTGCTTCTCGCTCCAGTTGTCAGCCGCCCACGCAATGGCCTCTTCGACCTTCGCGTAATCGTCGACGCCGGCGGCCTTAACGGCGGCCGACTTCAAGCCGGCCTCGTAAGCCTTGGCGCCACTGATCTGGAGATTAATTACTTCGTCGCTGATGCCGAGAGCGTGGAGGTCCTTGCGGGCTTCCTCGGGGAGGTCCCCGTGTTCCGCAAAGTGCGCCTGGGCGGCCGTGATGGCGTCCGCGAGAGGGAGCCCTTCGGGCTTGTCCTCTGGCTTCTCTTCGCCTTCCGGCTTCTCTTCGCCCTCGGGTTTCTCCTCGGGCTTTTCCTCACCTTCGGGCTTCTCTTCGCCCTCTGGCTTATCTTCAGGCTTGTCTTCGGGCTTACCTTCAGCGCCTTCCTTCGGAGCCGAGAACTTGGCCTCGAGCTCCGTGTAGGACTTCGCTAGGTCGGCAAGCCGGACTTCGCCTTTGTCGGCGTCCCAGAACTTAGCCGGAATACCTTCAGGCGCCGGCTTGGGTTCCACTGAGGACCGCATGGGGTCGTTCGGTTCGGCTGACGCGGCAAATGCCGTGGAGCCGCCGATGGTCTCGACGATCTCACCCGCGGGTGCTTCGTCAGCCATTACTCAACTTCCGACGTGTAGGACGTCAGGACCGTGCCGCCATCGAGTTCTTCGACAACGGCCTCATACTCGACTTCCCGGTCCACCGCAGGGTTCACCGTGCGGTCCTCATAGACCGTGTTGGTTTCCCGGATGGTGCCGTGGGCGAGGGTTTCCTTGACGGGACCTTCGAGGGCCGCAATGGCCTCCGCGATGTCCTCGGGGTCAACGTCTGTAATCGCGACGGCATCTGCCGCCGGTTTGCTATTCTTACTGGCTGCCATTCATTGCCTCAGATACAGCGCCCGCCGCCTCGGGGTTCTTCATTATGTCCATCGCGCCTTTGGCGAGATGAGGGGCGACCGCTTGGGTGGTCGACGCATTGAGTGCGTCTTGCTGTTCTTGTGCTTGCTGCTCGGGCGACTTGAGCATCCCTTGGACATCCGTGATGCCCTGTGAGGTGCCCGTGCGGAGCGCGACTTCCTGGCCGTCGATAGAGGCGGCCATCCATTCGGGTCCGAAGAGGTTCTCGAGTTGCTGAAGCCATTCGAGGATGGCGGCCGCCTCGTGAGCTTGGCCCAAAGCGGCAAAGCCCGTGACCACTTGAATGGTCACCGTCTTGGGTAGCTTCGGAGCCATCCCCTTCTTAGCGAGGATGTAGAGGATGCGCCGTGCGTAGGGCGTCTGAGCTTCCGACGAGAGGACCGTATAGGTGCCCCCGAAGGAGTCCTCGAGTTCCTGAGCAACGGCTCTGATCTCTTCGGCCGTGACGCGCTCGGCGTCCCGGACTGTGTTCGCGGTGAGCAAGAACGCTTGGCTTAGCCGGCGTTCGATGTTCTGGAGCACATTCCAAAGGACTTGGAAGTCTTGGCTCTTCTCGAGCTGGAGCGTCTGGATTTTGTCAGCGAAGCCTACCAGCGTGTCGCCGGTCTCAGCTTGCGCTAGCTCCTCAATGTCAATCCCGGAGTTGGGATCGTTGATGCGGATGATACGCGCGGCTTCGGCCGCGAACTGAAGGATCGCTTTCCAGCCGTCTTCCATCGAGAGAAAGTCGCCGGCGTACTCAGCGATCATCGACCGGCCGTAATCGGAGCCGGGAACGGCTTGCCAACGAAGGGCTTGCCAGCCCGCCACGTCGGCCTTGGCCTGTCCGCGGGAGTCGGGGACTTCGATGTCGTTGAGCTCTTGGTAGTGAACGATATTGTCCCCATCGCGGAGGATCATCGTGTAGAGCTTGACCTTGTCTTCGCTCTTGTCCGACGGCTTGCCGGGCTCTTGCTGAGCGTCAACGGTGATGTTGGCCGCGGCGAGAACCGACGGGTCCAGCTCGGAAGGATAGACTTCCTCTTCGATGACGGCCTCAAGGAGCCGGCCTTGAGCGTCCCGGCGGACCACGTATTGGTCAAGGCGCCAAAGGCGCATGACCGAGCCGTCCTCGGGATGATAGACGAGCATATTGCCGGCCACGATTAGGTGGCGGAAGACCTCCATCCACATGGACCGCGAGCCGGAAGAGTCGACCATCGACATCGCCAAATGGCTGATGCCGGCGAGGGCCTCCTGCGCGGGACCGAGCTTGGTCCCCATCTGTGTCGCCGTCTTCGAGTCAATCTCGGGACGGAAGAAGGGCCGCTGCGGGGGGAAGAGGGAAAGGAGGAGCTTCGCGGCGACGTTGTTGACGCCACGGGCTCCAAGTGAACTGTATGGTTGCGTCGCGACGTCGTGAGGGTCGGACGCGCCTTGCTGCGGAATAAGACCGGGGATCGTGAGGTCTGAGGCGGAGCGGGCCTGGGTGAGGACCGTGTTCCGGCTGCGCTGCAACAGCGAGTAGCGCTGGGCTGCCGTCGCCATTAGAACTTATTGATCCGGCCGCCGGTGCTGCCACTGCCGCCACCGCCACCACCGGAAATGGTGCCGCTGGTTGAGCCGCTAGTAGAGCCGCCAGTGGAGCCCCCGCTGCTACCGCCGGACGAACCGGAAGAGCCACCTCCAGCGGAGCCACGAGGGCCACCCGCGGGGATAGTGAGGGGGTTTATGAGGTCGATGCGGAAGGCATTGTTGCCTTGGCGCAAGGCCGAAATGTTGCCGAGCATCCCATCGAGGACGGGGTTCCGGAGGATCGGAAGCGGCTTGTCGGACTGAGTTGACGAGGCCGGGATGGTCGGCTTCTTAACGATGCAAATGAGAGGTCTCCGGTCGGAGAGGCTCAGCGCACGGGCCGGCCTTGCCCCCTTGGACGCTTAGGGAGCGTCGCTTTGCCGGCACTTGCGAGCCAGCGTTGTAGGAAGAGCACGACCGACCGTTGACCGGCCGCGTGGAAAATCTTTTCGGGGCTGTCGCCGGGCTGAGTGACGACCTCTGGAAAGGTCTCGTCTAACTGGCGGATCAGCTCCACCGATGAGTCGGGGAAGGGTGCGATTGCTGGTTCCTTTAGGAAGAAAGCCCCGGCCTCCGCATGGGAAACCGGGGCTTCAAGTAAGGCGTGCCAGTGCTCTTTGGGGTGTGTTCTAACGCATACCCTCTAGGGAACGCGAGGGTTCCCCAAAGAGTGCGGGACAATGGCACATGCTATTTTGGCGACCACAGCCGGGGGCTGCGGCCATCCCATTCCTCGTAACGGAGGATGCGGGCGAGCCTGGCTTGCTTAATGGCGTCGGCTTCGGTGAGGCCAGCGCGCTCATAGCCCGAGACGATGGCCTGCCAGGGTCGATGATACCATGCGACCGTCCATTCACCGATCTCGACGCCCTTTCGGGGCCCGCTCTTGAGGATACGGCGGGTATAATCCCACCCTTGCCCGCTGAGTAGCCTCTCGGCGGCCTGCGGACCGGCTCCGGGGAGACCCGGATATCCGTCAGTCACGTCACCAACGATGGTCTGCCAGAGATGGAACCGGTCGGCTTCCTCGAGACTGATCTCCATGAACTTTGCCGGCCGCGCTTCTGTCGCAGGACGATACAGCTTGCCGGGGATCGTCATCATGTCCTTGTCGGCTGATACAATGATCCGCTCATCCGAGCGGGTCGGGTCAGTCGCGAGGATACCCATGACGTCGTCCGCCTCGAGTGCCGTCCAGCGGACGGTCTCATAGGTGCCCGCCAGCCACTCCTTGAGGTCGTAGAGGTGGACAGGCCGCTCGACATCGCCTCG